CAGGTCTCAAACCGCTTGTCGCAACCGGCGGTGATGTCGAAGGTATCGCCCACGGCGATCGCCAGCACCGGGGCCTCCAACAGGGTGACCGTGACATCGGTGGTGCCAACCGCATGGCTCAGCACTTCGGCCTTGCGTCCGGCGTTGGCACCGCCCGTCCAGGTGAGGGTGCCCAGCGCGAACCAACCATCCGCGAATGATGACAGGCCGGACACGGTAAAAGACCGGTCACCCGAAACCGTTACCACCGTGCCAGACCCCTTGAACGCCGGATCATTCAGATTCACCCCGCAGCGCGCGTCGCCCAGCGCCGCGTCGCAAGTCGCCTGGAAGGTCCGCCCGACGGTCTGATTGAGGATGTGCGAAAGCGAGCGCATCTCGGCCACGAACTGCACCCGCCCGCGGCGCACCTGCCCGATGGCGCCGCGGCGCATGAGCACGCGCTGTGAGGTGTCCTGCCAGTTCACACGCCAGATCTCGACGATGGCATTGTCCCAGCGCCCGTCGAGAATATCGGTTTCGGTGATGGTGGTCGAGGTCAGCACGCCTTCTGCGTCCTGCGCATCGACCGAAAGATCGGAGCCGGTCCTGATCTCGGACGCGGTGAAGCCACTCTCGGGCTCGAAGGTGGTGCCATCAAAGGTCAGCGGCAGGTCGTGGTCGGTGAAGCCGAATACCTGCCCATCCGCGCGCGTCAGGCGCCAGCACCACGCGAGCGTGGTGGTCCCAGAATCCAAGTGGGGCTGCAGGCCGGCTGGCAGGGTTTTCATCGTGTCCTCCCGCAGCCGGCGTCGATCATGCGGATGAGGCGGGCGCCGGTTCTGAGCGAGTGCGGCCCGCCATCCTCGGCAAGCGCCGCCGCATGCGTCGCGACAGGGCGCTCAAGCCCCGCGCAAAGGGCCGAGTCACTGACGGCCACGGGCGCGCAGCCAGTCGCGAAGAACAGCGGGATCATCACCCAGATCGTTCGTCGCATTGTCCATTCTCCGTCTTGTGGCGTCTGCGGCTTCCCGGTCCTGACGCGCGCGGCGGGCGCGTTCCTCGGCCACGCCCCGCTTGCGTGCTTGTCCGATCAGGGCGGCAATACCGGCGATGACACCAAGGATCCCGAATATCAGTGCCGCGATCTCATTCATCACCGCGGAACCCCCGTTCGATCCGGTCGCGCAGGCCGATCAGGCCGAGGCCGAGGAAGATCAGCCCGGCGGGCGAGGCATCGCCGGAGCCTGCGAGCAGGGCCACGAGACGGGACAGTTCGCCGAGCGGACCGGTTGTGGGCAACGCGACGGTGGCAATGCCGGTGAGCATGGCGAGGCACCCTGCCCACCACGTGAGCGAGGTAGGTCGGATGTAGCGCATATGGTCAGCTCCTTTTGAACAGGCGGGAGAAGATGGCGGCGAGGCGGACGAGCCAGCCGGTTGGCGCAATCGGTTCAGGAGGTGTGGGCCGTAGCAGCGTCAGCGCCTCCTCCTCACTCAGCCGCCGGATCGGTCCCGAAAAATCAACCCGTCCATGCGCATCCACACCCCAGATGGGGATCGGGCCCGTCGGATAACGGCCATAGCGGAACAGGTCCCGTTCGGCCTCGCGGCGCGGGAGCACCGAGGCCGGCCTGCGCCAGTACAGAAACGCGTTGGCAGCCGCAGTCGGGTTGCCCGTATTGAGATGCCGGGTCAGCACCGCGCGGGCAATGCCACCCGTATTGTAGTGGAATGAAACCAGAGCATCGAACTCGTGCGGTTTCAGCGGAACCGTGACGGCGCGCCGTACCTCGGCTTCGTAGATCCTGATGTCCTCGCGGAACACCCGAAACGCCTCGCGGATCGCGGCATCAACGTCCTTGGGCAACCCCCGCGGCATCTCTGCCGGGTCAGGTAACCCAGCCGCTGCTGTATGACCGATCCCGAAGGTCCATGTGCCGGTGGCATCAAGATAGGGCGCCGGCACCAGCCCCTCAAAGCGGCCAAGGGCCAGCAGCCCGCGATCGGTCATTCTCTGTGCGGTCATCTGCGAACCTCGATGAGCGGGATGGAAGTGACGGATCCGAGCCGCTCGATATCGAGGGTGACATCCAGCGTGTCGGTATCGAAACGCACCGGCACGTCGAACTCGAAGCCTGCGGTGATCGCTGCGCCATTGGCCGGAGCGGTGGTGAAGGTGACGACGCCGGTGGTGGTGTCGACCGACCAGCCGCTTGCCTGATCGACACCATCAATGGCGATGCGCACGGTTCCGGCGACCGGTTTTGAAATGGTGCGGATCCATGTCTGCGCGCCGGAGGCATAGACTTTCACCAGTTGGAAGTCGGTCGTGGCGCTGTCCCCGGTACCGATCGCCTGATCCGTGGCCGCCGGCGTCCCGGACGGCAGGCAGGATTTGAAGTCGGCCCAGTCCTTCCAGCGGAAACCATAGAGCCGCCCGTTCCGCGCTTCGAAAAAGGCAACTACGGCGGCGAGATCGTCAGCCCGGCGGATGCCGTATGCCGCATCATAGCGCCGGCGCGAGTTCGCCCAGCTGGCGTTGCGTTCCTCGTCGCCCGAGGCCAACTCCACGATCTGCGTGCGCCGCTCGGGCCCGCCACGGGCGCCGCGGCTGATGTCGTCGGGGAAGCGGACTTCGTGAAACGCCATGGCCTACATCCCCCGCCTGCCCAGCGCGACCGCCCGGGCAATGTCGGCGGCGACCTGGGCGCGGGACTGTCGGAAGCTCTCGGCGTCACGAGTCTGGATGATGATGTTGACCGGGGCGGCCTGACCGACGCCGGTGGCGGCCTCACGCCGGCTCAGCACCCGCTCACCCCGTTGCAGGATCGCGGGAACCTCACCCGGTCTGAGGCCAGCCCAGCCGCCCTGGTGCATTCTCGGAGCGCCCGTGAAGGCCAGCGCCGGAACAGCCCGTGTCGGCCCGCCAGCGCCCACGACACCGCCAGTGTGGAACACATTGGCCAACACCCCGCCCGGGCTGCCAATCCCGCCCAGCGCGCCGGACAGCGCGTTTGCGAGCGGCCCGAGGATGAAGCGCCGGGCCGACAGTCTGGCCATGTCGGCCAGGATCGAGGTCACCAGCGACCGGAAATCCAGCTTGCCGGTTTTCACAAACTCGCCAATGGCATTCTCGGCACTGCGAAACGCCCCAACCAGGCTGTCGCCGAGCCCCTTGCCGAGATCCATTGCCCTGGTCGCGTAGTCCTTGAGCGAATTCGCAGCCGTTTCCCACGCGGACTTCGCCACCTCGGCTGCCTTGCCCGCTGCCTTTCCGGCGCCCGCTACCGTCTTTTCGACCTTGCTCAGGGCATTGGCCACCGCCCGCGCTTTCACGGCGTCGAAGAAATCCCCCATCGGATCGCTTGCCATGATCCGTGCGAGATCGTCATTGAGACGTTTTAGCCTGCGCGCGACCTCGTCGGCCATCGGGTTGTCGAGCCGCGGAAACGCGGTGGTGCCGATCCGGCCAATGCGCATGGCTTCAGGCGCGCCGGCCTTGGCCATCAGCGCATTCACCTGGTCGGCCAGCCAGTTGATCTTCTCGATCGCGGTGTTGACCATCCATTCCAGCCCGCCAATCACCGCGTTGGCGGTGCCAACCACCGCTGCACCGAGGATTTCGGGCAGGCTCGCCCAAGCGAAGGCGATGTCGTTCTTGGCAATGAGAAAGCCCTTGATGATGGCGTTGAGCACGATCTTCGTGCCCGATGCCACCATCTCCCATCCCTTGGCGAACCACGGGGCGATGGCATCGATGGCGGGCTTGAGCTTTTGCCAAAGTCCGTCACGCACCACCTGCCAGACGGCAAGCGCGGTGTCGCCGAAACTCACTGCCACCTCTGACGTGCGGTTGATCTCGTGGCGCATGCCGGCCACCGCCGCCGTCCCCGCCGCGATTGCCGCGGTCAGCAGCGGAAAACGGGTGACCACATTGCCGATCATTCTTGCGGTCTGGGAAAGCGCCGCTCGCACGCCGCCTTGTCCGGCATAGATCTGCTGAATCTGCGCGCCCTGCTGGATGAACACCATCATCGGGTTCATGCCCGAGGCCAGCGAGACGAACACGTCGTTCAATTGAAACATCAGCATCCGGCTCTGGAACGCCGCCATGCGCGAGGCGCGGCCCATACCCGTGAGTGCCGTGGTGCGGCCCTTGATGGCAGCGATGCTCTGCAATGTCGCCTG